GTTAAACTCACTACCTACGGTTCGTGGCACTCAGTCAAATCCTACACTGACTGCAGGTAACACTTTGACCATTGGAATTAGTGGGGGAGCAAGTATCACTGTTACAGTCAGTGGCACACCTGGTCATAACACTGTAAATTATCTGGCCGCATCAATCAATGCTTACGCATTACCGTACTTGAGAGCAGCCGTATCCGGCGGCGCACTAAGACTTTACTCTGCACAGACTGGGCAGTCACCTAATACTACTAGTCCTAAATTCCTCGACATCTCCGGCTCTAATCAAATTCTCACTGATTTAGGTATCACTGCCGGGAACTACTATCAACCACAAGTAGCTTATGGTACATCGTCTCAGCAACCACTATGGCAGACTGGTCAACAATATCCTGCTCCAACTAGTTCAATTTGGATCAAAGTAGGTTCAGCTGGCACGGGATTCAATCCGGTAATCTCACAGTGGAACAGCGTAACTGCAGGTTGGCAGGGACAAACTTCAACGTTCGCAGTAAGCGATGCTTCAGCAATCGCACAGATAGATTCTACTGGTGGACAGAACATTCCAGCCGGAGCAATCTATGCTCAATACAATTATAATTCTGATTTCTCATATAGAAATAGCACCGGATATTTAGCAGGTCCTATCTATTATTGGGAAAGACTCGCGACTGGTCCTACAGTAATCACAGGTTCTACTGCTACACCTTCATTCCCCATTGGTACATATGACAGTCAAATCTGGGTTTCGGTTCCGGGATCATCAGTACTATCAGGTCCTCACGCATTGACTTTAACTGTATCAGGTAGTGCAGGGACAGCAACTGACTTTGTTAATGCATGGTTGGATGCTACGGTTCCTTATACTACTGCAACAGTGACTTCTACTGGTGCAATTCAACTCACTCACACTACCGGTGGAGTGATTATCGTTGATGACTATGATGTAACTACACTACAACCTAATTATCTAATGACTGACGCAGGCTTCACTGCTGGTTCAACAGTAGGTGTTAAAGTTGGTCCTTTTGCAACTTCAGGAGCTAAGGCAGTAACTCAAACTTCTACTACTGGAGTTGGCACAGGACTATCTCTATACGTATCTAACAACTATCAAAACTACAATGTTAATCCTGAAGGCTTCGCTGCTGCAGGCAGCGGATATACTGTAGGTGATCAAGTTACAGTCTCTGGAGCACAACTAGGTGGAGCATCTCCTGCAAATGATCTAGTAGTTCAAGTATTAACAGTTTCTGGTGGCGCGGTAACTAGTGTTGCTTACATCTCAGGAGTTGGTTCACCTAACTACATGACTCAATTGTCAAACTGGGTAGACTTCACTATGACCGCTAATGCTGGAGCCCCAGTAGCTGCGCCTGCTGACTTCACTAACTGGTACTACAGCGTAGTTGACCAAGTAGACATCATGGTTAATACTACTACTGGTTGGCAGGGTTACGGAAACGTTGACTATGGCAGCACTGGTTTCCCACTACCATCTGGCACAAACATGACTGATCCTAACGGACCAATCATTAGTGCTTCTGTTCCAACTACACAATCTACTGGTGATTCACTAGTATACGGTGATCTATGGGTTGATACTAGCGATCTAGTAAACTATCCAGTCATCAGTCGTTGGCAACAAGTAAGTGGCGTAGATCAATGGGTATTGATTGATAATACTGATGCAGTAAACGCAAACGGAATCGTCTTCGCTGATGCTCGTTGGGCAACTAACCAATACACTAACCCGGTTGATGATCCTATTCCAACAATCCAAAGCTTGCTTGTGAGCGATTATCTAGACTTGGATGCTCCTTCTAATGATCTCTACCCAGTAGGTATGTTGCTATTCAACACTAGACGTTCTGGATATAACGTGAAGCAGTTCCGTGTAAATTACTTCAACAATAACAGATTCCCAGGTGAAACTCTTCCAGAACAAACTGATGCATGGGTAACTGAGTCAGGCCTGCAAGCAAACGGTGCTCCTTATATGGGGAGTGCTGCACAGAGAGCAATAGTTGTTAAAGCATTGAGAGCATCAATCCAAACCAACACTGCTATTCGTGATGCAGACAATGCTTATGACCTACTCGCTTGCCCTAACTATCCTGAGCTGCAACCTGATATGGTCGTTCTCAACGATGATCTACGTAACACAGCGTTCATCATCGGTGATACTCCAATGTCACTTCCAGCTAATGCTACTGCAATTCAAGCATGGGCAAACAATGCTGCAGGCGCAACGTCAACTGGCATAGATGGACTAGTAACTCGTAATACTTACTTGGGTCTGTTCTATCCATCAGGTATCACTTCAGACTTGAGTGGCAACTTGGTCGCAGTTCCCCCATCACATATGATGATTAGAACTATTCTGCGTAGTGATGCTGTTTCTTACCCTTGGTTTGCTCCAGCTGGCACACGACGCGGTATCATCAGCAATGCGACAAACATTGGTTACATTGATGTGACAACAGGAGAATTTATCACTATCAAGACTAATCAAGGTATTCGTGACGTTCTATATGCTAATGAGATCAACCCGCTGGTATTCTTTACTGGTAATGGATTGCTGAACTATGGTAATAAGGTAAGTTATGCGTCAACTTCCGCACTTGATAGAATCAACGTAGTAAGACTTCTTTGCTATGTCACTCGTCAATTGGCAGTTGCAGCAAGGCCGTTCGTCTTTGAACCAAACGATTCAATCACTAGAAATCAAATCACCGGTGTCATTCAATCACTATTTGTTGATCTAGTAGCAAAAAGAGGACTCTATGACTTCTTAGTAGTCTGCGATGCTTCAAATAATACACCAGCTAGAATCGATGCTAATGAACTCTGGGTAGACTGTGCGATTGAACCAGTAAAAGCAGCAGAGTTCATCTACATCCCGGTTCGTGTCGTTGCTACAGGTACACTCGGCAATCAATAATACATCAAGCTACTAATTATGAAGTGAGTGCCGAAACACTCACTTCATAAAGATAAATACTTATAACAGGAGAATATAAAATGGCGACAGCCTCACAATCATTGTTTAATATGACAGTAGCCTCTGATAACGCCGGTGGCAACCAAGGACTGTTGATGCCTAAACTACAGTTTAGATTTAGAGTCAACTTCTTGAACTTTGGTGTTACTTCAGCGGCTGGCTTGAGTTTAACAAAGCAAGTTGTAGACTGCTCAAGACCAAACGTTCAGTTCCAAGAAATCACTCTTCCAGTGTACAACTCAACACTGTATCTAGCCGGTAAACATCAATGGCAAACAATGACTGTAAACATCCGCGATGATGCATCAGGAAGTGTTTCTTCTGCTGTTGGCCAACAGATTCAAAAGCAAATGGACTTTGTTGAGCAAGCGTCTGCTGCCACTGGTCAAGATTATAAGTTTGAAACAGTTCTTCAAATTCTAGATGGTGGTAACGGCACTTCAGTTCCGCAAGTTCTTGAGACTTGGGAACTGTATGGCTGCTTTTTGCAGACAGCAAACTACAACACATTGAACTATGGAACTAATGAACCAGTAACCATCTCACTAACTATTCGCTTTGATAATGCAATTCAAGCTCCTCTTGGATCAGGCGTTGGTTCACCTGTCAATCGCCTACTTTCAGGCACAACTGGTTCTGTAACAGGCATTGGCGCAACTACTTAATAGTCAAAAGGTATAACCTGCTATGTCTGGCACCGGTAGAACTTTTGTTCAAGACTTACTACGGCTTTCAAGCACCGATTATCTACGGGACTATACTCACGCGGCGAAGACCTTTAGGACTAATTCCTACCAGAATGCTCCTAAACTCAAGTTCCTCTTTCATACCTACTTCACTATAAATCCTGGTATTTACTTTCCTGGATCTCAAACCAATTATGCATTGCTAGTTAAAGAAGCATCTTTACCTAAGTTCAATCCGCAAACAACACAACTCAATCAGTATAATAGGAAAAGAATAGTTCAAACTAAGATAAAGTATGATCCGATTGATATAACTTTCCACGATGATAACGGAAATCAAACTACAAAGCTCTGGGAAAGTTATTATAACTATTACTATTATGACGGAACTGCCCCAGGGGCAGTTCTTCCGGCCGCCGGAGCCCGTGGAGGAACGCCGGGAACTGGACCCGGCGGAGCATCATACAACATGCGAGACATATACAGCCCTACTCCAGATGGTACATTTGACTGGGGTTATAGCGGTGGAGTAGGAACAGGCACCACTGACTCAACCAACAGCACAAAGACTCCGTTCTTCAAGCAAATAACAATATTTGGATTCAACCAGCACCAGTATACTGCTTACACCTTAATTAACCCAATGATCACAAACTTCTCACATGACACTTATGCGTATTCTGAAGGTGCCGGCACTATGTCAAATAAAATGACAATTGATTATGAAACGGTAGTTTATAACTACGGTGGGATGGACGGCAGAGAACCTGGAAATATTGTTACGATGTTTGGCGATCCGGCTAACTATGACACTACACTTAGCCCTATAGCTTTGGAAGGTTCTAACGGTACAGTTCTAGGACAAGGTTCATTAGTAAATGCAGCAGGAGGATTCGTGAACGCATTACAGCATGGTAATCTACCCGGTGCAATTCATGCTGCCACCGCAGCATATGATCAATTGGCAGGCGCGCGAGACAACGCCCAAGTGATATATAATGCTTTCCAAAATCCTAATCTTAACACAAACTCAGCCCTAGCACTGAATACTATGCGAGCATTGGCAGGGCAAAATGCACCAACTAACAGAAACACACTATTCAACATCCCGATAGCACGGTCAACTCCGGGTCCAGCTGGACTTGCCGCTTCTCCAGTCATCAAGGCATTGACTAATGCTATCTTACCTAATATAAAAAATGCCGGATCTCAATACACTGGATAAGACTTAGTATAAATACTATCATGGCAACGATTTCAACATTAGATCAAGTAGATCAAACTATCAGAATTTATGACAATTTCTACAACACGAAGTTGGAGATAGGCGCGGCTGACTATGACCTAGTATATTCTTATTTTAAGGGTATGTCAAACAACGCCCAAATTGCTGGCAACATGACTACGATACTGTTTAGGATAGCGCAAGCAGGGAACTATAATATAATAAATCTGTTAGAGATAGTTCAAGGTGCGACGAGTAACATAGAGATGAATTCCATACTTTCTTACTATCTTAATACATTCAAGTCAAAAACATCATTGTATGGTGTAGGAAATATTCCAAGACCAAATGAAGCGGTACAGAGAAACGTAGTGCAGTAATGGGTAACTGGGCACAGGGTGTATACACTCCTAAGAATCCTGAAAAATATATAGGTAAACATGTTCCTCGGTACAGATCCGGTTGGGAACTCACGTTCATGAACTTCTGCGATAGTAATAAGAATGTTATATCTTGGGCTAGTGAATCAATGGCTATCCCGTATCGTAATCCATTGACAGGTAAACCATCTAGATACATACCTGACTTCTTCGTCTTGTACGAAAACAAGTTTGGTAAAAAGATTGCCGAGATAGTAGAGATCAAGCCAAAGAAGCAAAGTATCATTGAAAGCAAGGTCGCTAGTGCTAGAGATAGAGCCGCGGTTGCAGTCAATCACGCTAAGTGGGCCGCGGCCAAAGCCTATTGTCAATCACAGGGTCTTGCTTTCCGAGTAATTACGGAAGACGATTTGTTCCGAAACGGCCGCAAGTAACTAAATACTTCTATGACAAAAAAACTAGAAGCCTTGTTTGAACTAGGAGATGAGTCTAATGACCTCATGCGGCCTATTCTAGAACACTCCGATGACATCACAACAACTGCGATGTCTAATCTAGAAAAGATTGAGGCGGCACTACCACAGGTAAAAGGTCTTGAAGCCGCAGATAATGAGATGGATGCTCTCGCTGACATGGCTACTGCTAGTTATAAGGATCTAGTTGATCTTGGTATGCAAGTAGAATCTAGATTTAGCTCAGAGATATTCAACGCTGCTAGTAGCTTCCTTGGACATGCGATCACCGCTAAGACAGCAAAGATCAACAAGAAAC